GCGATGGGGTAAAGACAATCACGCATCCAACTCCACTACACACAGTAATCAAGACGAAGAACTTAATAGGATTGAATAAAGGGAGCTGGATTAATTTTGAAGAGATTGGTCACTCGAGTGAGTATTATCTCGAAGGAAAGAAGTTCAAAGTGACAGACGTAGACAGAACGACATCCGAATTTACAATTGAGGGTGATGCAAGACCAAATATGGAAACAAAGAAAGTTAAATGGGGTATGGCAAAGGACGATGTATCACCACAGGATATATTTAGAATGACGAATGAAGGACCAGGTCCCCGAGCCGTGATTGCAAAATATTGTATTCAAGATTGTAATTTGGTTCATTATTTGCTGAATAAGATAGACGTAATTACAGGGTTTGTAGAGATGTCGAAAATTTGTAGTGTTCCAATGGAGTATCTGGTGTTGCGTGGCCAAGGGATAAAGCTCACAAGTTATATAGCGAAGAAATGCAGAGATAGAAAAACATTAATGCCAGACATCGACAAGGGTCCCGGTGACGAAGGATACGAAGGAGCGATTGTACTAGACCCAAAATGTGGTCTATATTTAGACAATCCAGTAGCGTGTTTAGATTATAGTTCATTGTATCCATCATCGATGATTAGTGAAAACTTGTCACATGATAGTAAGGTATGGACTAAAGAATATAATCTGTCTGGTGATTTAATAAATGAGATTGGTGTAAAAGACAATGCGGGTAGATTTGTATATGATAATATGGATGGATATGAATATGTGGATATTGAGTATGATACATATAAATATAGCAGAAAATCACCAACATCTGCTGCAGAGAAGGTAATATCAGGAAGAAAAGTTTGCAGATGGGCACAGTTTCCAAATGGAGAAAAGGGGATAATGCCATCGATATTGGAAGAATTATTGGCTGCAAGAAAGGCGACAAGAAAACAAATTCCATTAGAAACGGATGATTTCATGAAAGGTGTATTAGACAAACGGCAATTGGGATATAAAGTTACAGCAAATTCATTATATGGTCAGACAGGTGCAAAGACAAGTACATTTTATGAGAAAGATGTAGCAGCATCAACGACAGCTATCGGTCGGAAGTTGTTGACATATGGGAAGCGAATTATTGAAGAAGCATATGCAGACCGTGTATGTGCAACATTAAATCATGGACCAGTACAAGTAAATGCAGAATATATATATGGAGATACAGACTCAGTATTCTTTACATTTAATTTGAAAGATGTTAATACTGGTGAGCGAATTATCGGTAGAACGAGTATAGAAATAACGATAGAATTGGCGAAACAGTTGGGTGAATATGCATCGAAATTTTTGAAAAGTCCACACGATTTTGAGTATGAAAAGACGTTTTATCCATTTCTACTTTTATCGAAAAAGAGATATGTAGGGATGTTGCATGAAAATGACCCAGATGTGTGTTATAGAAATAGCATGGGAATCGTATTAAAGCGGCGAGATAATGCACCAATTGTGAAAGATGTATATGGAGGGATAATAGACATATTGATGAAAGAAAAAGACATTGCAAAAGCATCAGAATTTTTGAAATCATCATTGCAAAATATAGTCGATGAAAAATATCCAATAGATAAGTTGATTATAACAAAGTCGCTGCGTTCTGGTTATAAAAATCCAAATCAGATAGCACACAAAGTCCTGGCAGATAGAATAGGTAAACGTGACCCAGGTAACAAACCTGCAAATGGGGACCGCATACCATTTGTCTATATCAAGACTGATAAAAAAAATGCATTACAGGGTGAGAAGATAGAGTTACCATCTTTCATACATGAAAATGGCCTTAAACCGAATTATGCATTTTACATAACAAATCAGATAATGAAACCAGTGATGCAGGTGTTTGCATTAGTTATAGAAAAGTTACCAGATATGAAGTCACGCCAAATGAAATTAAGGCAATATAAGAGAGAGGTAAAAGGTACAGATGATAAAAATAGTGATAAGATTCGCAATAAATATGTCAAAGAATTGTTATTCGACAAATATATTAAGATGGCAGAAAATACAACAAATAAGGTTGTAACAATAGATAGTTATTTCAAAAAGTAAATTTTAAAAATAATATAAATGGATATGTTTTTTTATATAAAATGGAGCCGTATGATTTAAATAATGTTTTGCAAAATTATATTAACATATCACATGAAAATAATAGCCAAGAAATATGTTGCATATGTCAAGATATAGTAGATAATGGAGACCAGGTATATGAGTTACCAGAGTGCAATCACATATTTCATACAAACTGTATCGTAACCTGGTTTCGGGCACAGAATACATCATGTCCATTATGTGCAAATCCTGGGATTAATAATAATAATGATAGACAAACTCGGAAAGATTATGGCTATTTTGGCGGATGGAATTCAGCAAAGCGTAAGATGGGTAGTGGGAAGTATAAAAGGATAGTTAAATCAATGACAAACCCAGAATGTCCAAAAGAATTGCTAAGATTACATAAAAGTTTATGTAAAAATATTGACACCATTAAAATACTTAAAAAGGAACATGATGAATTCAAAAGATTCCAAAAGCAAGAGATGAGTTACAAAATGGCGATAAAAGAAACAGAATCTCGGTTGCGAAAAATGAGAAGTCTTGGTATGAAAATATATAAACAGATTGAGAATATTATAGAATACCCAATCGTCCCCATTATAATCCCATCTCGTCAATAAGAACCAAATGATAATGACAATTCTATACCACTATTTGAAATATCACTATGTGCAATATTATTTTGCAATTGATTAGTAACCTCAGTCGCAATTGTTTCAGTTAACATTTGTAGCGAATTAATCTGATTATCAGTCTGCATGTGTAATATTTCGCCATTTTGAATATGAAAATTATTATTCAATGATAAGTCACTATCACCATTTGACACATTAAATAATTCATGTTGTAATATATTATGCAATAAATCGTTAGATTGTATCAAAGAATTATTCTCAACTGCAGAAGTCGTATCTATATCAGGATGTAATGGTGTAACATGCTCATCTGGAAAAATACCATTGGTGTGATGATTAGTTAAATTGTCTGGTTCTGCAGGCGTGGTAGTTTCACGAATGTCTCTTCTGCATAACGGACAATGAACATGACTGCGAAACCAACCATAAAACTCATTAACAAAGAAAATGTGCCCACATCTATTAATTCGAATGACAATATCAGATGGTTGGAAAGTATCGTTTCGAATTGGACATTCGGTATTACTAGAAGTATCAATATTCTCATAAAATGTCATCGTAGTATTGGCGTCTATTTCTTCCACTGATGGTGCAACTTCAATCGGTTGTAAAAAATGATTAAGATTTACATAATTCGCCGCAGGGGTAGTTCGTCGTATAATGTGAGCTGGAGTTCTCGCGATAGTAGATGTATTCCGCAAAGGCGGTTGTTGTATTGGAGAAGACGGTTGTTGTATTGGAGAAGACTGTTGTTGTATTGGTGAATCACGAGATGTTATATTCTCATAGGGTCGCATAGGGTATGATTCACGAATGAGAGATTGTATCAGCCCCTCGTGAACGAGTGTATTGAGGCGAATAATATCATGTGTATCTCTATGAATATTTTGAAGACATGTGATATAATCCCGAGTATTCATAATACTATATTATATTATGTTTTATTTAATTAATAATTTAAACAAAAAACATAATATAAGTTAGACGATGAAAAAAAAGTCAACATACAGTAGTTATTGTGTCAAGGGGATAACAGGATTAACAAATTTAGGGAATACTTGTTTTTTGAATTCATGTATGCAAGTACTTTCAAATACACATGAATTAAACCAAATTTTAGATAAATATAGTGAAAGCATAGAATCCAATGCAAATAACGAACGTCAGCAAGGGAATTGTGATTATATGACATTATTAAAAGAATGGAAAGATTTGAAAGATTTAATGTGGTCAGATAATGCCACAATAGGACCGATGCGTTTTCAAAAGACAATACAGATTGTCGCAGAACGACACGATAAAGATTTATTTTCAGGATTTGCACAAAATGATCTTCCAGAATTCCTATTGTTTATAATAGATGCGTTTCATACTGCATTGCACAAGCCAGTAAATCTAACAATTAAAGGGTCTGTGAAAAATGATATGGATACAATGGCGGTGAAATGTTATAATGTTTTAAAAGTGATGTATGAAAAAGAATATTCTGTCATATTAGACCACTTCTATGGAATTTCATTAACATATATTATAAATCAAGACGATACGGTTGTTTCTGTGAATGCAGAGCCATATATGATGTTAAATTTACCAATACCCCAAAAAAGCGATATAACAATAAAAGATTGTATTGAATTATATTGTCAGGATGAAATATTAGACGGTGACAATATGTGGTATAATGAAGAGACTGGGCAAAAAGAGATAGTAATTAGAAAAAGCAAATTTTGGAGTTTTCCCAAGATTTTAATAATAGATCTAAAGCGATTTAATAATAATAATAATAAACGTCAAGAGTTTATTAACATTCCGGTAGAGGAAGCGTTAGATTTATCATCATATGTCTATGGTTATAACTCGAATGCTTATTTATATAAACTATATGCAGTATGTAATCATGAAGGTGGTTCAACAGGAGGGCATTATACATCAACCATTAAAAAAGAAGATGATAAATGGTATAATTATAACGATTCGATTATATCAGAAGTAAGTGAAAAAAATGTAATATCTACGAAAGCATATTGCCTATTTTTAAAAAAAATAACCTAGACAATATATAAATGAATTCTGCATTATATATGAATTCTGCAATCGATTCTGATATTCATAATCAAATGGATTTAGGCACATCATTATCCCCGGGAATTCTAGCAATCGCAACAGTCGTAATAGTACTATACTATTATATGTTTTCAAAATTCAGTATAGGTGGTATAAAAGTTGCCAAAACATCATCGATTGGTGGACAAACATTAGAAATACTTATATGGGCATTATTCATATTTATCTTGATTATTAATGCATTGCAATATTATTATGATATTAATATTAAAACAGATTTGAAGTCTATTTTTACTAG